ATTTTCATGAAAATTATCAAAAATTTCATAAAAAAATACTATCTTATTGTATTCATTTTATAAAAAATATTAAGTATATTTAAAAATTATTTTTAAATTAATTCATGTAATTTGTAAGTAATAATTATTTATTAATTAATTAGGAATATTTAATGATATTTTTTATGAAATATTTAATAATTTTATTAAAAATAGGTGTAATATTAAATTTGTAATAAGAAATATTAAATAAATAGATAATAAATATAAAACGAATAATGGAATAATAAACAAATCCTTAATTATATTAATTTTTTCTAAAAATTAATATAATTAATTATAACCAATAAGATAGAATTGTATTTGTAGAAATTCTAATATCTAATTCATCTTTAATTATTATCCTAGCCATTTTTGGATCATTATTTGATCTGGATTTAATATTTTTAATAAATTCTATAATATCATATGAATATTTAGATTTTTTTTCTACATTTTCATTTATTGTATAATCAAATTTTTTTCCTTGTGATGTATTAATCCAACCATTAATAATTATTTGATTATTATCAACTTTATCATGACATTTGGAACATAATGTAACTAAATTACAAGGATCATTTTTTTGAAGATAAAATTTACTATTATTTATATTATTTACAAAATCTTTTTGCCAGATTATATGATGTGTTTCTAATTTTTCTTGACAATTACATATTTCACATTTATACATATAAACATCTTTGTTATATTTTGATTTTTTATTAACATTATCATATTCATTCATAATCTCTTGTGTACGTTGATTAAATAAATTATCTTTCATTATATATTTAGCTACTTGTAAACCATAAAATGATTCACCTTGTCCATCTAATAAATTTCTATCATATATTAATATATCATTATTTGTATCATATGTTAATTTTAAATGTTTTACTTTTAAATTATTTAATTGTTTAACTGAATTCATTGAAGCAATATTGTGTAAATGTGTAGCTGTTATAAAACTAGAATTAGATTTAGATAATATTTCCAACATATAACAAACAATAATATTGGCACTTTTTTCTTCAGTACCTTTACATATTTCATCACCAATGATCAATGTATTTTGATTATTTCTTTTTAAAATAGCCATTAATTCCATCATTTCAACCATAAATGAACTTTGACCTTTATACATATTATCATTACTATTAATTCTAGTAAATAGAGAATTATAAGGTGAATATTCAAAATATGTAGATGCAGTATAATATCCAATTTGTGCTAAAATAATATTTAATCCAATAGATTTCATTAATGTAGATTTTCCAGATGAATTAATACCATATAATAAGATACCATTTTGTTCAGTATCTGTACCTAACTCAATATTATGAGGAATATAACATGTTTTATTATTAATTTTTTCAATAATAGGATGTCGCAATTCTTTTGATTTAAAATAACTAGAATTTTTTATCTTAATAATAGGTTTAGAATAATGATTATTAATAGCAGAAATTGCACCACTATTTATGAAATCAATATAAGCAATTTTATTTGACCAAAAATGAAGTAATTCTTTATAAAGCTCAGAAAATATTTTCATATCTTCTTTGAAATGTTCTTTTAATTTTTTTGCTAATTGTAATTTATAATTAATTAATTCTAATGAAATTTCTTTTATTTTTTTACAATTAATTTTAGTATTTGCAGATTTAGGTAAATCATTAAATTCTAAATCAGATATAGTTAATATAAATGATCCTACTTTTATTTCCTTAATATTTTCTAATTTTTTTATTAAAAGATCTGATCTTCTTTTTGTTAATAATAAATAATGACCTTCTCTATCATTATATTTAAATGTAATTAAATTTTTATCATCACCTTTTTTCATATAATTTTTATCATCTATATATCCTTCTAGTACTTTAATTAATAAGTTAATAAAATTATTAGAAGAATTAATTTTATCAATTAATTCATCAATATCTCCATGAATATTTGCATTATAAAAAGAATAATCTGATTCCATAAAATTATTTAAATTAATATCCATAATTTTATCCAATATAAATTTATTATTAATCCAATTATAAATATCACTAGAATTATCATAAATAATTTCAAATTTATCATCTAAATTACTATTTTTCAAAAAATTATATAATTTATCAATTTGAATAAACGATAAATAAATATAATATAATTCAGATGGATTTATAATATTTATTTCTAATTTTCTAATTAATTTATCTAAATCATATATATCTTCTAAATAACTTATAATTTTATTTGAATAATTATTATTTATAAATGATTCAATTAATTCATAACGTTTATTAATTTCATATACATCAATTAATGGCATTACTAATTGATTATTCAAAAATTTTTTACCTAAATTTGTTTTAGTATTATTAATTACACTAAATAATGACATTTCTTTAGTGTTAACATTTAATTGTTCTAATGCTCTATTACCCAAATATAAATATTTATTACTTGAAAATAATTTTGGTAATTGAATATGATCTAATAATAAACTCTGATGATAAAATACATAATCTAATAATATAACTAAACTTAATCTAGCCCAATTTAAAAATTCTAATCCAAGTGTATCAATTATATTTATATTATTATTTATTTTATAAATTCTTTCTAACAAATCATTTTGCCAATTTATTTTTTTATGATTATTTATTTTAAATATATATACTTCATTAATATTTATAGATAGATATTTAAAAATATCATTAATATTCATTGTTGCTATAATATCATCATCCTTTATATTATTGTATAATATAATTTCTTTCGGTGGATAATTTTCAAAAAATCTTATCATATCATCTAATCCTTCTAATACATCATTATTATTTGTATATGTTTCATGAACTGAACCTTCACCTGTTGTCAAATCATAAGCTGTTAATCCTGCACATAACTGATATAATCCATTTTTATCTTTAATTTTATCTAATACTATAGATACTAAATATAAAGTATTTATATTTTTTTTTTCAATATATGTTCCTGGTGAATATATTCCTGTTACTGCTCTTTCAGGATTAGGTGGTTCTGTTACTTGACTTATCATAACTATAGTATATTGTAAATCTATTAATTTATCTACATAATTAAAAGTTACTTGTATTGGAAATCCTATCATTCTTGGATTACTTTTTGATAATGGTAATGATCCATTTTTCTTTGTACATCTAGCATCTATTTCTTGGCCTAAATTAATTAAATTTAAACCATTTTCTTTTGAACTAAATTCTTGAACATTACCATCTCTCATGCTATAAACTTCATAAAATTGTCCAACTTGCATCAAAATAATTGTCCTATCATAACCATAAATATTAGAATAAAAATTATGGATATCAAAATAATCCTTAACATAGATTTTGTTTGGATAATACATATTCTATAAGGTTAAACAAAATATGTTTTTAAGTATATTTTTTATAAAAAATTAATTTTTTTAAATAAAAATAGTAGGTAATAATAATTAGTAATAAATTATAATTAAGGTATGTTGATTGTCATTTTATATAATAATAGTTGACGATGAATTAATTAAAAAATACATAAATTATTTCATTAAATATACATTCATTTTTATGTAAATTATCAAAATGGGTGTATAAATATTTTAGATAAGAGGATTATTAGAATGCATTCTAATAATTTAAGATCGTAATGTTGGAAAAAATCTCCGATTTTTTTCCCAATGATACATTTATAATTTTCATTATTATTAATTTCATTAATAATTATTTGAATAATATATTTATTCTTTGTATTTAAAATTTTTGACATATTAATATATATAAATAATTGTTTCGATGGGGAAACTAAATTTTCGATTTAGTTTTTCTCATCTCAATAACACAACAAATCTATTATTTTTTTTGTGTTGTTTTCTTATATATATTAATAATCAACAATAAAATATTTAAGGTTATCATAACACCACCTTAAATAAAATTATAATTTATTACAATTATTTGATTTGGATTTAAATATTACTATTAATAAAATAATATTTTGGTTATATTACAATATTTGTTACATATGTTTTTATTTTAATATTATTAATAAAATAATAATTATATTTGTTAAATTGATATAAAAAAAATTTCTGTATCAATAATATGAGAGTAAAAATTTGTGTTTCCTTTGCTAAAACAATTATTAAATATTCTACAATTTATATTTAATAATTTACAAGTAATTTATTATTATCATAATGAAATATACATAGATTTATAAATTCTAAAAGTTATTAAAAAAATTATTAATTTTATCTAACCTCAAATAAACATAAAAATTAGTGTAATAAATTTAATTTATTAAAATATATATTATATTATATATACAATGATAAATTCTACATCATCAAAATATGTTATACCTATACTGTCAGTTGAAAAATCAAATTTTACACCTATAATATCAAACCATAAAGATATTGCTGTCGGAACTGTTATAAATACTAAAGATGAAAAAAATATACCAATTAAGTTTGATTTTATACAATTATTAAGTTCAACAATGAGTCCAGTATATAAGGGACAGATAACATATAATGGGCAAACAAGTAGTGTAATTTTAAAAGTAATTTATTTAAATGAATATGATCCGATTAAATATAAAAAATTATTTGAGATATTTAATTATAAAGCTAATGGTGAAAGAAGTCTTAAATATATTATAGACATAATAAGTTTAAATATGGGAATTTTAATTATGCATGAATATAATAATGGTGATTTAGATAAGTATATGAATTCAAAAAAGATGAAATATGAAGAAATAAATGAATTACAAATAGCTATAAATAATATTATTCAAAAATTAAGAGATGCAAAAATATTATATTTAGATTTTAAACCACAAAATATATTAGTTAATAGAAATTATATTAATAATATATTAGAATTAGCAATTTTAGATATTGACCCAGATACAGTATTTATATGCGAAATAAATAAATATGATTTAATTGCATGTAATAGTAATAATATACATGAAAATATAATAAATATCATTAATTTTAATTATGAAATATGTTGTAAATTTATTGTAAATTATATGATATTAATATATAGGAAATCAATATTAAATATTATATATAATTTTGATGAATATATAAATTTTGATAATATTGTAGATACTATAACAAATTTATTATTAATATCTAACATTAATAATTTATTAAATAAAGTTGGGCAGTTTAGTATTACTACAGTAAATTTTTACAATTACTTATTTAGTATATTTAATTTTTTTATAATAAATAACGATCGTAATACAATTACTGAAGAATATATAAAATATGCATTAACTACTAAACCTATATATATAGTATTATATGAAAATGAATATTTAATATTTTGTTCTATAGTTGGAATATTAATGGCTAATTATACACAATTAAATAAAACAAATAATGATCTTTCTACAAGTTTTAAATCATATTATAATATAATTTTCGAAATATATAAATTTAAAAATTTATCTTTATTAGATAATTTATTGAGAGAAGTATGTACATTTTTTAGTATATTAGGAAAACATGATAATACTACATTATTAAATAGTATAATAGACAAATTTAAGAATAAAATATCATTACATAAAGAATTAAATAGAATATCCGGACATAATCCTATATATTATTTTATCCAACCAGGACAACCAGTATACTTACGTCAAACACATGCACAAGCACCAGCACAACCAGGACACTACTTACCAGCACTACCACCAGGACCAGCACAAGCACAACCAGGACACTACTTACAATCAGCACCAGGAGTACCAGCGCAAGCACTATCACCACCAGGACCAGCACAAGCACAACCAGGACACTACTTACCAGCACAACCAGGACACTACTTACCAGTACTAACACCAGCACCAGGAGTACCAGCGCAAGCACTATCACCACCAGGACCAGGAGTACCAGTGCAAGTACAATCACCAGCACAATACCAAGTAAACTACTTCCCAGCACCAGGAGTACCAGTGCAATACCGCCAAGTAAACTACTTCCCAACACCAGTACAACAACAACAAGTACAAACTTTTACAAATCCTTATTATTTAAATTTAAAAAATGAAACAATTTTAATACCATTAATTAAAAATTTATATGGATATTTTAGAGAAAATATTCAAACCATAGATAAAATTAAACATGAAATAAAAAAAGAAAAATATACATTAAATGAATTTATTGAAGGAATATATAATAAGTCATTATGTTTTGTAAAACAAATTGATATCTCAGATATTGACTCATTATCATCTGATAATCTTAAATCACCATCATCCGAAAAACTTAAAGAATATATAGAACAATGGGATTTATTATATGAGGCTCTTATTAATAATTATTTATTATATAATTCTAGTCAATATCATAAATTTTTAATTAAACCAATTTCGATATATATTGATAAATCCAAACAATTGTATATCATAACTGAATATAGTGAAAATTGTTGTGATAAAAATATTATATTAATCGATAAAATATTATATTTAATTACAAATCCAAATATATCTTCAGATAAATATACAGAATATTATGAATTGTTAAAAATTATAATTAGTAAAATGTGTTATTGTATTTGGAAATTAAATGAAGAATTTAAAATTATACATCATGATCCTAATATTAATAATTTTAAGATTGAATTAATAAAATTAGATAGTGGTGATTATGAATTATTTATTAAAATATTTAATTTTAGAAAATGTTCAAAATTAGGTATTGGAATAAATTTATACTATAATGATAAAACTGAGTTATATTGTTTTAATCATAATATTTATAATAGTATTCAAATATTTGTAAATAGTTTATTATATGAAATTAATAAACTAAATAAATTAGATAGTTATTTAGATGTTATGAAGAGATTATTTACAGATTTATTTGAAATTGTAGATGATAATTTTATAGGAACAATTATAAAGACAAGAACAATAAATGGAAAAATAACAGAAGAATCATTACATTTAAATACTTGTAATTTAAGTAATCAAATAAAAAAATTTATAATTAATGATGATATTAAGTTTAATAGAATAATAATTAAACAACCAATTATAGATGATATTAATAAACCAGATATAATTATGAGATTTATAGATAATACTAAAACAAATACAATTAGAAATTTTATAGATGATTATTGGCCATTTAAAAAATATATAAAATATAAAAAAAAATACATGTTATTAAAAAATAATTTCATTTAATACATTAATTTTTATTAAAATTATTAAAAATTTCATAAAAAATAATATTCATATTCTTTTTTATGTTTATTTTATCATGTTCATTTTACAAAAGTTATTAAGTACACCAGAGAATCATACATTTAAAAATAATATTTAATTAATTAATATATTATTTTTAAATACACAATACATTTTAGAAATATTTCAATAAATTGTATTTAATCAATGTCTTAATTAATCTTTTTCATTATATTTTTTATTAATAGACATATTTCAATAAACCTTATTCATTATATATATATTATTAATATTTTTTATTAATATTTTATAAATATGAAAAATATATTATTATTTAATGAATAAACATATACAACAAATTTCAGAAAGTATGTATAATTACATTATAGAAATGTTTCAATTAAGTATTAATAATTTTATAATAGAAATGTTTCGCCGAGAAATAAATCGAAGATTTATTTCTCGGCTTAATAATGAGATAAAAATCTTTGATTTTTATCTCATTGTTTCAATAAATCATATTTAATCAATGTTTCGCCGAGA